CACTGCCCTAATTTTTTGTTTCCTTAATGCGTTTAATTTTTCCATTTCCTAGATATAACTGATAGCGAATCGTTCCTTTACTGGTCTGAAATTCAACATTAGCTAGGGACGAATTGCCCCCAGCTCGGTCAAATGTAATACTTTGTCCCGATGGTGCTTGAATTCCTTTAGGAACTGTCAGCTTTTGAATGCCATTTCTAATGGTCTGTCCGTCTATGCTTAAACTTGTCTTTTGCTGACTAGCTACACTGCGTTTTTGGGTTTCCCGATAGAGTTCTTCAAATTCCATAAAGAAAATCTGCTCCTCTACCGCCGCAAAAGTGGACTGGACAGAGCCAGATAAGCCCAAGGCAAGAATACTCACAAGACCCAAAACCAGGAGACTTTCAAGCATGGTAAAGGCCTTAATCATTGACTTTACGATTTGCCCCTCCATTTTTAGTATAGTATTCATTATAAGCTTTAGCCTGTTCTTCTGTGATTCGCCCATCTGCTTGTAACTTGCTTAGGCTAGCATCTTCATTTTTATCTAAGCTATAAAGCTCTGCCTGGCTTTCCACCACCTTAACAACAGCAGCTTTTCCTTTGTCGTTGACTGCTTCTTTTTGCTTGGTCAGATTAGGTACAAAGAGTAAGAGAAGCACACTGATGATGAGTAAGACCACCAACATTTCAATCAAGGATAGTAAAATTATTGATTTTTTCCATCTCATACATCTGCAACGAATGCAACACGAGATCACGATATTTCCAGGTTGATACCAGGTACTCAATAACCTCTTGGTCCTCTATCTTGCATTCCATGAGTAGCAACAGCTTGACCGTGTACTTATTTTTCAAAACCGGCACCTGGTAAGTTACATCCACCCAATGCTCAAAGCCTAAGTCTGTCTGCTCTACGCTTGCAAGTTTAATGTTCAAAATGTTCATGTTTTCTTCCTCCTTACTTATCTATTCGTAAAAGAAAATAAAAAAAGCAGTGAAAAATCACTGTTTTTCTACTTTCAGAGCAAAATAAAGATATTCAAGCGAAAAAGAATACTCCTAACCCTATATCTATAAAGGTTTTTTCAGAATTTCAAGCGATTATCAAGCGTATTTCAGAGCAAACAAAAAAACCGCAAGCTATTGCCTGCGGTTGGTGTACTATATTTTTGGTTTCATACAGATTTTTAGTCAGATCTTTAAGAAAGCAATTCGTTAACTCTATCTTGAACTGCTTGTGCGTCATAACCAGCGCTCGATAAATTATCATATCGTTCTTGTCCATTGCCCCACAAACCCTGTAATACTTCTTGTGCTACGCTGTCAAGGTCTGAACTAGCGCTATTGCTTGGTGTTTCGTCATTTAAAATAGCGTTAACTCTATCTTGAACGGCTTGCGCATTATATCCGGCATTTGTTAGATTATCGAAACGTTCTTGTCCGTTGCCCCACAAACCCTGTAATACTTCTTGTGCTACGCTGTCAAGGTCTGTACTAGTGTTTTCGCTGATCAAAATATCTTCTTCATCGTCATCTAGTAACACTATATTCTTGTCAAACGGATTGCTTGAGTATTGCCACCAGCGAATCCCATCCATGGATGGGAAATATTCAAAGTCAGCATTTCCATCGTTTAGCCCATATCCAGCAATCCAAAGGCTATTTGGGAATTTTGCAAGAATCTGCTCATAATAGATATTATCAAGCGTGAAAGGTTTGTAGCTGTAATAAATTGGCTCATAGCCATTTTCTTTGAGGATTTCCATAAAGCGAATACAAGCATCTGTGTTTGCCTGTTTATCTCCGCTAGCGTGATCTTCGTAATCTAGTACTAGATATTTAACTTGTTTCGGTACGTTTGCCAAGAAATAGCGTGCTTCTCGTTCAGCCTCTTCAACATCACCACCGAACCACGCAAAATGGTAAAATCCAACAGGATTGGATTGCTCAACTTGAGCAGATAAGCAAGGGTTGATATAGCTTGTACTTTCTGAAATTTTAATAATCGTGTTACTTGTTCCAGCTTCTTCCAAAATACCTGTAATATCGTATCCATTGTGGCTAGATACGTCGATGAATAAGTCGTTTTTCTTCATTTGTTTATTCTCCTTTCCATGCATCGTTCATCTGCTTGACTGCTGACTCAACAAAGGTATCGAGGTCACGGTCAGTCATGCTGATGTTATATTTGCTAAGCTCAGCACGAATTTTAGTGCGTGCTTGTTCCAGCTTATCTTCACCCTTATATCCAGTTTCAGCTGCTATCTGCTCAACTGCATTTACTGCGTTCTTGGCCAAGATTTCAACGATTTTGATGGTCTTTTCTCCACCTTTTTGAACCAAGTAGTCCTTGACTGCTTTGACTGCAATACCAGCCAAAATGACAAGGATGCTGATTGCTCCATTTGTGATAATTTCATTAATCTGTTGCATTTGTATTTTCCTCCGAAATATCTAAATTTAAGTATTTATTGAATAGGGCATCAATTCGCCCATTGCCTCCTAGCTTCTTGTAGCTCGAGTGCATTTTGTGAATAATGTCTGATTCATGTACACTTGTGTATCCACGTTTCAGAGCAGCCGTGATGTCGCGTTCAAGTCGTAGATACATGGTCACTAGATGTGCTTCATCATGAACTATTAACTTTTCATTCACTTCAGTTATTTTTTGCTTATTATCCTCTCCGATAGCATGAATAGTACTCAATTCACCTTTCAGTTCCTTGAATTGTTCTTGGTTGAGGTGACCTGCTTTACTGGCTCGCATGCCGAACCAACCAGTCGCAACAACTCCAATTGTTGGAGCAAGTTGAGCGATAGCGTGTATCATTTTTTCAAAGATATCAACCCATGTCATAACCTCCCCCTTGTCTAATCAATACGTGGCATGACCACGGTCAGCACACCTTGCTGCAGCATATCAGAGAGCGACTGGTCTTTGTAAGTATAGCCCTCTATCGCTTGCATTTGGAATTTGAAGATAGTCTGCGTACCTTGTGGCCATTTTGGATTGCCATCATGCGGATAAGGCATCGCTACTATGTCTCCGTTTGTGTAACGGTTGGTCTTAACAAGCGGTTTGATAAACTCAGCCACTTTGTTGTAAGCATAAGTAGGCATACCTCCGTTTTGAGCAATCGCAAGTGCAATCAAGACTTCAGTAATTGCTGAAACAGAATCCAGATACTCTTTGTTAGCAGTCAAATCTTCCTTGGTCTTGTTAAGTTGTTCCTGAGCTTGCACGATTGCGCTAGATGGGTCAATTTCTGTCTTGACAATATCTAATACTGCCTTGATTAAAACATCGTCAGAATCGCCTGTACGGTCTCCTGCAAGCTCACGCATGTTCGTACTGTAGCGACTGCCATCGGCAAGCTTGACTTCAACAACCGTCACAGTCTTATCGCCCAAACCTCGCGTATAAGGCTTGCTTGCTAGTTCGTAATTACTAATTGCCATTTGTCATTTTTCCTTTCACTTCTTCAAATAGCTCTTTTAGAGCTGGGTCATATTCAAGAACCTCTTTCATCGTATGTAATTCACTTGCTACATACAGATAAAGGGCCTCAAATCTCGCTGAGTCTTGAACACTTGTTCCGAACTTTTTTGCTAATGAATCAAGTGTCAGTTGATTTACTACTTCACTCATGTTTTCATTCATGATATTGTTTTCTCCATTTTTTCTATTTTTTGATTTAATTCTTGGATTGCCTTGATTAAGTAAGGTACGAATTTTGAGTAATTGATTGTTAAGTGATTATCCTCATCCTCGTATTTCTCGACAGAACTAGGGATAATATTTAACACTTCCTGCGCTATCAAACCGATTTCTTCATGGGTCTTATCCTTAATGTAGTCAAAGGCCACTAAATTTAAAGCGTTTATTTTATCGAGAGCTCTGACCGGTGTCGATTCAATGTTCTCTTTTAATTTTTTATCTGATGCAGTTGTGATTCCAGCGTATTGTCTCCATTTTCCGGTAACAATTTGACTCCACCAGACAACTCTATTGTATCCACCGTCTGGATTATCCCCTTCTCCGTTCACATCGTCAGTGCCAACCCAAACGCCTTTGTGAGCCTTAATTTTAGAGTAAAAATTAGGGTTTGATATGCTTGAAAAATCCACTTTTGAATGGAAGGTCGCTTCATTTCTACAGTACATCTTCCCGTCTGTATTGACGTACCAAGCTTTTGGGCCAGGAGTGTCTAAACTTTCACCCCAATTTGCCCAAAATGCGTTCCTGTTCGCACCAGCGTTCGTTCCGTTACCCATCCCAACACTAACAGAGGAAATTCCTGTGATAAAATATCCATTCCTTTTTGGATATTGACCAAATCTGAACCCTCCTATCAGACCTTGGAATCCTTCAAGCAAGGTCGCAGTAACTACAACAGACCTAAGCTTGTTGATGAAAGCTTCTTTAGCAGCGAGCGCATCTGTGAAGATGTTACTTGAAACGAACAACCGAGCCATGGCCTGGTCCATGATGAGCTTATCTGCAGTGATAGTCTTAGAACCAATAATTTCAGCATTCAGCTTCGCAAATGCACCTTCGCCGACAAATAATCGCTTGAAGTAACCCTGAATAGCCGTCAATTCATCAAGTAAGGTCTTACCCTTTAATCGAATCTTTTCAGCTTCAATCAAAATTTGATTGTTAGTCGCATTGATTTGCGAAACGATTGAACCTACACCGTTGATGTTCTGAACTGCCCACGAGCCAGCCAACTGTCTTTGAACGGTTTTCACAGCTTCAAGAGCATCATTTGGTGCTACTGAGTAATCAGATGGAACCGAACCGTGTTCTACTTTTATCAAACCATCATCATACATACGAGCTGAGAATCTGACGAAATAAGCATTCGTTGGTACAGTGATTTGATTGATGTTGTGTTGTTTGCCTACAGTTGTTTTATAAGCATTTAATCCTGGTTTGCGATTATCAATAGGATTTTTGTTTTTATCGAAAAATTGCCAAGCGGTCCAAGCCATTCCATTCTCAGGCAGAGTTACCCAGTGCTGGAAGATAATTTTTTCATTTGGATCTACTGAAATGAAATCGGATGTAACCTCCTTTTGTGTAGCATTCGCTACGCTAATGATTCCATTATTCCCTAAAAATCCTTTAGTGAGCGTTGAGGTTAAGAATAAATTCTGATGTTCCGCAAAGGCCTTCCCAACTTCAACCTGGAATAGCTGATTGGTCATGGCCATACGTGCGACCTTGTTAGAGATGTCATTTTCATTGCTACCAATGATACGCTCATAGAGTTGGCTAGTTTCCTTCACACGCTGGAAGTCCGTCTGATTAGCCTTGCCAGCAATCAATGAAGTGATATCTGAAAATCTGCCATCTACTGCTGTTTTGTAGTTAGCAATCTGAGTGGCAATCGAACCATTTTGTGGGTTGGTAATAGCTTCGAACCTACGCTCAAGACCTCTCACATCTTCCTGATAGGTTGATTTACCAACATAGTCTCTTGCGACCAACTCACGTACAGCTGTTGCTTGTTTTGCGCTTTCCTCACGAGCGTAGCGTTGCAATGCATCCTGTCGCTGACCGTCTTTATTGACATATTCCTGAATAGCTGATAAGTCGGTTCGCAACCCCTGAGCTGTCCGCTCAAAGATAGCCTTAGCTTCAGTGATGAGACCATCAGTGTCCTCAGGCGCAGGACTCCAGTCGGTGGCGACATTGCCTTTTTCAATCTTCACATCCCAGACGCTCTTGGTCGCTTCTTTGTGATAAGTGTTAACGCGCAGATGATAAATCCCTGTAGGCTTATTCCAAATGATTTTCGTTCCTGTGGTACCTGTCTTGAGGTCCGATACAATTTGATAATTTCTGACATCCTTGTCCATAATCCAAAGAACTACGTTATCGGATTCCTTATTCCCGTCGTGATGAGCTGTAAAGGTCCCGTCTGTTTTAGCAGAAATAATGTATTCCTGTCCTTGCTCCATGTAGATAGACGTCTGTCCTACATACAGAATGGCGTTATCAAAATTAGCTGGCTTCCGATCTGGAAGAAAAGGCCCTTTTGAGCCTTTCAACAAGTTAGTTCCACCAACCCGTAAGTTTGAAAATTCTTCTCTCAATTTCCCGGCTTCAGCCACGACCAGAGTCTTATCTGCTTTATCTTTGGTTGCGTTCAAGATTTCTTGACGGATAGAACCAGCTCGCACCTCAAATTCAGCCAGGCTCAACATCTGATTTAGCTTGTTCTGCGTGTTTGTTTCAAGACTCTTCACGGACTGCCTAATATTTTCAGCAGTCACATTGAGCGAGCTGATATCCGCTTTGGTTCTTAAACCTTCAGTCAGACGGCTCACACCAGCATCAAGTGCATCTGCACGCTGTCTGAAGTTAGATTCAATTGCTGAGACACGGTCTCCTTGATTTCTATGCGCAACCTGCACACTCGCTATCTTACTAGTCAGCTCTTCGGCTGTCTGCGTGAGTTCTGACTTACTTGCCTTACCATTGGCCAAGTTGGTCAGTTCTGACAGTCTGCGAGTCGTGCTCTGCTCAAACGTTGACTGAGCTGATTTGACGCCAGCCAGTTCTTTTTTGGTCTGAACAAGTGCTTCAACTTGCTTGGAAATCTCAGCTTCAGCCTGTGCTTGCTTCGGTCGAATATCGTTTGCGATAGTTCGTTTCAGAACGTCCAAATCGCCCAACAAAGCCGTCTGAGCGCTCGTAGCCTGTCTCTTGAATTCTTCAAGTTTGGCAACAGAATCTAGACCAATCCGCTTGGCTTCCTGTGCAAGCAGGGTACTTGCGCCAGCGTTTCGTATGGCCTCTTCTGCTTTTCGTCTAGCTTCATTGATTGCTGCATTGTCGAACGACTGGAACTTCTTGTCGATTTCGCTTGAGATTTGACGTTTGATTTCTTCGGCTCTTTCCTTCGCACGTTGCAGTTCATTATCAAACTCTAGCTTATTAACACGAATTTTCTCGTCAAATTCCTTATTTTGACGGTCTACCTCGTTTGCAATAGCTTCCTCAATCAAACCCTCACTAAAACCACTTACTGCGTCTTTGATAGCTTGTTGACGAGTAGAACGGTCTTTGGCTTGGAGAGTTTGGTAATCGCCCAATTCAACGACTGAGCGGTTATCATCTAGCTTGTCGATGATTAGCTTGTGGATTCTAGCTTCAAAAGCTATTCCAATTTGGTCTCTTACAATTCCAACGCTATCACCAATCCAGATATCTTGCTCAATCGCATTGGCCAAATCCAAAAGATTGGCTTTGAATGTGACGATAGGAACAGATAAACGTTTCAATTCCTTGTAAGTTGCTTTTAACAACTCGACCGGGTCTTCAATATCTTCGTTCGTATAGACACCAAAGCGGTGCTTGATAACACCGTTTTGATGCAAGCCGTAGATGTTTCTAGCAGCCTCATTCGCTACATAATTCTGCCCTGCAGGCTTGTCGACAGGGTCGCCCTTTGATACAGACCAAACAACATCTTTAAACTGGATTCTACGACCATAACCGCCCGTAGCTTCTCCAGATTCGTTTGTGCTTTGTTCACCCTTACCGCGGCCGATAAGAGCTGTTACAACCTCGTCCGATGATTCTTCATAGGTTACGTTCAGGATGTTAGAACCATATTCAAATTGATGCCCTGTTTTGCGTCCAAAACGCTGATTTAGGTCAATGTATCGCCCGATTATCTTGTTTTCGACAAAGGTATATCTAATTTTGAACTCGCAAGCGTACGATTCAATCAATTTAACAAGTGCCTGTCTGACAGAAATATAGTAGAAAGACATATTGCCATTGATTGTCAAACCATCAACATTTCCTAGATGGTAGCCAGTGCCCTTCAAAATCTCTCTTAAAACATCACTGGCAGTTCCACCTGGTCGCTTATCCTCGATGATAAACGAATGTAAGTCGCTTTCCGCTCTGTCTATCCCCTGGATAGACAATCCCAGATCATAAGATTTTTCCGAAATCCTGAACAAACAAAAAGCCCTGTCTCGTGATTGAAATCCGAAAAATTGGGCTTCTTTTATTATGTTAGGCTTGTAATCTACAGGGATTTCAAAGCTCGCTCTATCAAATCGATTTAATTCAATCGTATGAGTGAAATCTGCAAGGCTCGCTTCATCGATGACATCAATCAATTCTTCTGTCTGATTAAATAAATAGATCATGCGAACACCTCTTTATACTCAACGCTATTCAATAGAGCGCCTACGACTTGAAATGTATTCGCACCTTTTTGAAGTTTAAAATAGCGACTATTAACCATGTCAAAGTTCATCAACTCGTTTCTATCATTCAACTTGATTTCTCTCGTCTCACAATTAACCAGTAGATTTGAACCTTGAATGTAAGTAGACTTCAATCTGATATACTTCTGAGTTTCAAGATGTAAGATACGAATTTCAGAGCCTGCTTGCGTTGTTAACCTCAAAATAGGCTCTGTTGGGAAATCTCCGTTGTACGTTACCTTATTAGTCGTTACTGTTTTAGGCTCTGTATACTTGAACGGGTCATAACAGATGAAATGCAACTTGATAACTGTATCATTAGCATCTTCCAGTTCTGGTTTCTTAACTTTTGAAAAGATAGCTTTATAATATCGCCCTGAATCATCACCAAATACTAATTTTTTAGCTTGACGGGAAAATAACAAGCGATTTAATCGTTCGTACTGTCTCCGCATGCCTAAATCAGTAAATCCTGTTAACTTGACCTGTATCTCTATCTCACGCTCTTTATAAGTCGCACCATACAGATATTGACCGTCTCGACCTTTAATAGTTGCAGTTTCATGATGAAAATCAAGGACATCACGCCCTGTGGTATTGGCCACAAAGAACGTTCCGTCCTCGTTGTTCATCTCTTGATTGAGGCTTATATCACCAAATCGAACTTCTAAGCCCGAGTTAAATGTTGGCGTTCCTCTTATCGTGTCGTTAAAAGTATACATTTAAAACACCATTAAAGGCTTTGAGTCTTTAATCTTATCCTTTCTTCTTTACTTTGGATATTCGAAATGTCAGAAACAAAGGCTCTGAAATCATTTGAACCAAGAGCGAGGTTAATAATAGCTGGTTCTTTCGTCTGGTTGACTTCATAAGTAGCTGATAATGTACCAGATACGTTATTTGAGAAATCGCCCTGCAAAGCATTGGACATTGCTGAAACTCGTGAACCTGCATCATCAAACATCGAACGAATGCCGTCTGCCATTCCGGACACATTGCCTTTGACTTTTTCAAAACCGCCCATCAAAGCAGTGTTGAAACTACTCATGATAGCTTGACCGGCTGGTATCAGCAATCTACGGTCATACGAGATAGGTCCTTTGTGTTCGGCAATCCAGCTAGCGATACCACCAACGAAATCAGTAACCGCACCCCACATTGATTTCAAACCACCAAGGAAGCCTTCCATGATAGCTTGGCCAGCACCACTCAAGTCAACGTTCCACAATCTATCAAAGAATCCTTTAACTGCATCAATTGCATTGCTAACTCCATTTTTCAATGAATCCAACACATTCATAAAACCATCTTTTAATGAATTAGCTACATTGATAACAGTGCCTTTGATATTGTTGATAGTATTTGAAATAAAATCTTTAATACCATTCCAGATCGTTGTTACAGTATTTTTAATTGTTCCCAGAACCGTACCAATAATAGTACTAATAGCATTGATTACTGTTGAGATAACAGACTTAATACCCTCCCAAACAGTCTGCGCTATACCTTTAATATTCTCCCAAGCACCGCTCCAGTCGCCTTTGATAATAGATGTAACTGTGTTGATAATACCTGCTATTACATTCAGTACCGTTGAAATGATTGTTGAAATGACTGTCCAAACAGTCTGAACGATTGTAGTAAACACAGTCCAAACCGCATTCCATACCTCTTGAACAATCTGCATCCCTGTCGTAATCACGTTTTGGATAACTTCGATAGCGCTTGTTATAAACTGCTGAATAGCGGTCCAAACCGTCTCAATGACCGGTTGAAGCATATTCCATGCAGTCGTTGCAACGTCTACGATACCATTCCAGATTGTAGACATGAACTCAGAGAAACCAGACCACAAATCTTTGATTGTTTCGACAATCGGCGTCAGAAACTCTACAAAGCCATTCCATGCAGCAGTAGAACCTTCTGTAATGATATTCCAAAGATTAGTGAAGAAATCAACTAGACTGTTCCAAGCGGTCTTAATAGCTTCAATGATTGGCGTCACTACTTCAACAATACCATTCCAAACAGTTGTAGCCACTGAAACAATCCCGTCCCACAATGCTGAAAAGAAATTTTTTAAAGCATTCCAGACGTTCATCAAGCCTTCGACAATAGGACGAGCGCCTTCTAAGAAGCTATTCCAAACATCTGAAGCAAAAGATTTAATTCCTGACCAAAGATTAGAGAAGAACTCGGAAATAGTATTCCATACGGATTTAATAGCATCGATAACCGGTCGAGCCTTTTCTACGAAACTATTCCAAGCATTTGAAGCCGTTTCTTTGACGCTATTCCAAAGGCTAGAGAACCATTCAACAACACCATTCCAAGCGTTTTGAATACCTTGCCAAGCATTTGAAGCGACGTTAACAATGCCATCCCATAAGCCGATAAAGAAGTTTCTGAAGCCCTCGCTTTTATTCCAAAGAACAACGAACGCTGCACCGATTGCAACAATTGCAGCAATCACTAAACCTACAGGACCAAGGAATCCAACGATTGCAGTAATTGCCGGACCAATCCATCCGCCTATTTTACTGAAGATATTCAGACCGCCTACTGCAACCTTAGCAAGCGTAGATGTTTCAGACATGAAATACAAGGCTGAACTAGCAGCCTTAGAACCTCTGGCGATGCCAAATAAGGCTTTTCCTACATTCCCAGCGTTAACCATTCCACCAAAAACGTATTTAGTCGCACTTACTGCACCTCTAAGCCCGATTAAGGCATCCGCCGCTAATTTCGTTGTTCTTTGCGCAGTCTTAAATGCAAGAAACGCAGACGCTATCGCTCTTATCTGATCAGGGCTTAGACTTTGAACTACTTTAGCAAACGACTGGATAGCTTGAGATGCTATACTCAATCCTTTACCAATCTTTTCACCAAAAGAAGCCATGTCGCCACCGGAAAGAGCTGATGCTACTTTCTTAATAGCTTCCCAAACTTCGCTCAATGCCTTCTTGAAGTCAGCAATTGCGCTTGTATTTGAGAAACCTTGCCAAAATTCCTTGATTTTAGCAACAGATGTACTCACGAATGACGCTATTTTCTCAACAATTGCATTAAAATCAATCTTGTTTAGAACCTCTTCAAGACCCGTCGCTAACTTCTTAAAATCAATCTTATCAAGCTGATTCATAATTGCTTCAAGAGCCTTGATACCTGCTTTAGACAACGCGTCAAAAGCTGGCTTGAGTTTATTCGCTAACGTTTCTTTCAAACCGTCTAACGCTTGGTCAATCGTCTTGTAACTTGTAGCCATGCCCTGCATAGACATCCCTGCACGTTTAAACGCTTCAGCGAAATCTTCGGTTTTAATCTGTCCGTCTTGGATTTTGGTAATCAGTTCATTGAGTGACAATCCCATTTCTTTGGCTACTGCACTCATACCTGCTGGTGCCTGTTCCATCATGATACGGAAGTCTTGCCAAGTGATTTTCGGCTTAGCTAGAGCTTGTACCATTTGTTGTGACAAGGATTTCATCGCTTGCTTAGGATTTTCCGCGGATGCGGCAAGACCACCCATAGCCTCAACTAACTGGCCACTATCCTCACGACCGATTGCAGCCATCTGTGAGAATGTACTTGCCATATCTGAAGCTGAGTAGATAGTCTTGGTAGCGTAGTCCTGCATGGCCTCTTTAGCTTGGTTGATTTGGTCTTTGCCCCAACCTAGCTTACTAAGGTTTCCGTCAAACGTGTCCCATGCTTTCTTGGAACTATTCAACTCTCCGACCATTTCACCTAAAGAGCCTTTAATGCTGCCAACTGCTGAACCAATTGCTGAACTAACCAAGTTAGCACCCAACATCGATTTAAACATTGAACCACTCTTTTGTGAAATCGTATCAAATGCGGATGATGTTTTTTGAAGTCCGTTGATTGCCTTCTGTAAACCGTTCAAAGTAGAACTCATTCCTTTGTCAACCGCAGTTAGTACCGCTTCGACTGAATAAGTTTCTGCCATTATATACCTCCTTTCGTTACATATTTGCTCTCAGTAAGAGTTGTTTTTCTTTATCTGAAAGTTGATACTTATGTTTCGTAGTATCTTTTTTTTTGTAAAAATCACTGTATTTTCTATACAAAGGAGTTTTACCGTCCGATTTAGTAGCTTCTACTTGTCTAGACAGCCAAGCAGACCGATGTAAGAGTTCATCTTCATCTTGCTTTCTCAATAACACCCCAGTCATTAACAAATCATACTCATACATTGTCATACGACCAATCTCGTTCATGTCTGTGATATTCAGAAATCGGACACAATTTATAATGATTTCCTCAAACGTTTCAAGAGATGATTTCTCAACTATTTCTTGAGACCTTGGTTCATCTCCGACATCAAAGACTTACCCGCATTTGACTCACTCAATTCTTTAAGTACATCATCAAACAATTGCTCTAAATCTTCATGCTCTTCAACGAATGTTTCAACATCAACCAAAGATGGTCGTGGGCTTTCTGTGACTGTGCCGTGGTAGATGATATCAGCTAATGAAGCAATGTTTTTAGCGTACAACTCAGGAATTTTAGCAGATAGAGCCATACCGAATTTCAAGCCTTGTCGTTCGATTGGATAAGCTTTATCAAGCGAACGAACGAATTTAACGCCAAATTTCACATTGTGAGTTTTACCATTGATTACTAATTGCATTGTTGTTTCTCCTTTTTTCTAAAAAATTCAATAAAAAAGAGAGGTATGAACCTCTCTTAATTTCTACCCGCCGATACCAGGTACTCCAGAAACTGAAGTTACAGGACTTGCTGAACTAGATGTTGTTTTAGTAGTATCAGCAAACTCATACTGAACCACTTCCGCTTGGCTAGCATTAAGAGTAGCATATCCCTTGACACCAGTACCATTTACTGCGATTTCAAGTTCCAACTCTATCAAATCTTCAGCATTCTTAGTTTTCTTGAATGATGTCAAGTAACCTTGATAGTACACTGATTCGTATTTGTCACCTTGTTTCTTGGCATTTTTCTCAATTTCCCAAACTTCGACAAGTTCACCCTTATCCATAGCTTTTTCAAGTTTTTCAACCAACTCATCATCTTCTGCCATGATAGTTGTAGCAGTGATAGAAACCTCAATACCACCAACAGATTGAAGAACACCGTCTTTAGTTTTGACTGAGTTAGCGTCACGGCTCTTCTCAGATGAGTGTTCAGTCTGGAATGCTAATTTAGCACCGTCTGATTTACTTGCTTCGCTCAACAAACGGAACAATAGAATACTGTCAATCCCTTTTTTTGCAATTGGCATTTTTTATCCTCTTTCTTTTATAAAATTGTAAATACTAAACGAACACGACCACGTTTCAGCGGTTCGACTGTCGTGTTATCGTCAAAAAGCGATATTGTAGACTGCGAGATATTTAAAGCTAGATGATAGCCATCTGCCTCACTAATCTTCATCGCTTCAGCTAAGATACTCGAACACATATCTGATACTTGTTTGCGTTTTTTACGGGTACTCCACACCGACAAAACCAACTCTACAGTACCTTTCACGTCCGTTTTATTTGGAACGAGATTCGTCGTCGTGTCCTCGAATTCAACAAACGGATAAGGTACGTTATCGTCTGGCTTGTAATCGTATGTTTTGTAACCCAAAAAAAGACAACGTTTAAATACGCTGTCAAAAACTGCTTGCTCTCTTGATTTCATTTAACCAACCTTTCTAAATCATTTTTAAAAAGTTTTTTCTGATCATCAAAAGCTGGCTTGATAAACGGCTGTGCGCTCATTTTGCGAGTTCCTAACTCAACGTATGCAGCATAATCAGTTCCAGGCGCTACTCGATACTTAAACCTATCTATCTTGCTACTGTTGACAGAGATAGAGCGTTTAGTCGCTCCTGTTGGTTTGACAAATCTCCTATTTTGACCTCTACCTTCATAGTGACCTCTGAACTTGGAAGCATTGGTAACTGCTTTTTTCTGCATTTCAGTACCATTTTTTTCAATGATACGCTCCACTTCTTCCATCTTAGCCACTCTTTGAAGTTTAGCTTGAAGTTTATCAAGACCTTTTAGTTCAAATCGTAAACTACCCAATAGAGTTGTCCTTCTCTAAGTAGAATACTCTTCCAGACTGTTTGTCTGCCCTGCATTTATAGCGTTCTTTTCGATAAATGAGATAAGTGAATGCGATTTTAGGTGCATTTTGGAAATAAACCACTTTTGAACCTCGTTTATATTCACCAAAAACTGCGACTTGCTTGTCGATACCCAAATCCATAACATGAACTGGAACAATCAACACTTTATCTTCGCTAGAAGTATATTCGCCAGTTTCAGGATCATACTCTTCTTGCTTCTTAGTGATAATCTCCACTCTATCGTTATATCTCATAGCATCTTAAACCCCGCATTAAAAGTTTTTGAACAAACACGCTTAATCACACTATCGTATTCTTTGAAATCATCAGAGTTAAATGTCATAGATGTACCTTCTAGGGAATGATTACTCATCCCTTCAGCACCTATCCTATTAAATCGTTTAATAATGACCTCGGTAATGATATACTCAAGGCCTTCTGGGACATCATCCACGCCTGCATAGGCTAAAAAATTAGCAGTTGTCAACATTGCTATGGTTGTGAGCAACTCATCTTGAAGATTATCCTCAATCCCTAGCAATATCTTTGCTTGAGCGATATTTGCCATGTTATCCCTCCAATACTGCGATAAGATCCTCTTTGTTCAGCGTTGAATAACCTTCGATATTACGCTCTTTAGCGATATCTTTTAAGTCTTTAACCGTTAAGTCGCTATAATTAATAGCTTCAGTTTCAGCAGGCTTTTTAGGATGATGTCGTCGTAACATCATACCCATTAAGCACCTCCAAATTTCACGACTTTAGACGGATCGTACAAGTAAACTCCGTAGTGTTCGTCCCCAGTAATAACAGTAGTTTTCTTGAGGATGTCACGGTCTGTTTCAATAGCTACATCACGTTTAAGATTGATAACGAATGCTCCGTATTTAGCAACATCATCTGTATCTGTGTCAACAGCTGAAACTTTAACAAGGAAGCCTTTCCCTTTATCTACTTTCTTAGAACGTACGATTTGAACACCCTTGAATTCACCGAACGTCCCAGATACAACGATAGCCGCACCAATTTCTGAACCACGAACCCACTCTTTAGCAGCATTTCCACGCAAAGCGATAGCATCTTCTGGATTGATAAGAGCAACATAACGTGCGTCTTCTTCATCTGCAAAGACTGCCAAGGCTTTATCAAGTGCATCACCAGTTGTAGGCGCATCAGCTACGAATTGAGTAGCTTTTTTAGCTTCTTCAACCAAATCATTATCCACTTTGTTAGCAATAGCTAAAGCAATTTGGTGTGTAGCTTGACCAATTGGGTCACCGTACCCAGAAAGAACTGCTTCGTCTGTAAGTTCGATACCTTTCCCGGCTTTCTTAATGGTCATTGTAGACTTAGCAGTAGTCAATTGGTCTGGAGTAATCGCTTCACCCTCAGCGATGTCTTTGGCATCTCCAGAGTATTCCCATTTTGGAACTGTGACAGTAGTGCCTGGTTGCCCAACAAGTGTGCGCTCGACGAATGCGAGCGGTGTAAATTTAAGCATTTTCGGAAGTTTAGCTGATATCATGTCAGTCATCACTTCTGGGTTAATCATCTGTGCAATTTTAGTTTGTGTCATTGTCTATTATCCTTTCAATTTATAATAAAGTTCTGGGTTGTTTTGGAGCAGTTCATTTCTACTCTGATAACCCATTCTGTTAAATTGTTCCTTGGTAATCTCACTAGCTGAAGTGTCTTCCATCTTCTTCGGTGTCTTACCTTTTAGTTTCTCGCTGACCTTTTTATCAGCAAGTTCATTCACCAAAGCTACAAAGCTTTCTACAGCCTCCTGCGTGCTCTCTGCGGTATCTTTAACGACAAGGCCTAGGATTTTATCATCAACTGCAATACCGCCCTCAGAGAGCATTTTAGAGGCTTCTCGTTCAAGTCCGCTACGATTGATTTTAGCTTCCAGTTCAGCAATGTATGCTTTTTGTTTTTCCTGCTCATACTCTGCTTTCTGGGCTTCGTTCATCTGACGTAGCTTTTCGGCTTCATCCATCTTAGCTTGATACTCTTTTTCAGCAGAGCGCTTGGCCTTCGCTTTCTCTTTCTGAATGATTTCATCAAGCTGAGATTGTGTGAATGTCTTCTCTGTAGACTCCACCTCTTGTTGAGTGTCGACTTGCTCTTCTTTTGGTTCTTCTACAGTTGTTTTTTGTTCTTCTGCCATTTCAGGCCCTCCTTTTAAGTCCGAGTGGACTGATATCCTTGGCTTTTAATGTCGTCAAAGTTCGGACAATATAAAAACCGTACGGGATTCCATACGGTTAGGCCATAATTAGATAAATAGTAGTCTAAAGGTTTCACGTCCTTTAGGTGTAATGAGTGTCTGTGTTCCAGACCATTGTGTTTTTTCGTTGAGTGTTTCCTTGACCTCAAACAAACCATCATTTTTATTGGCTGTTGGTTGGAGCTTACCTTTCTTATCTCGATAAATGTATTTTTTCTCCATCAAGAAGTCAATAAACTTGCGTTCTTTAATTTTTAATTGTTTTGCTGTTTCTCTGAAGCTGGTCAGTAAGTTTCTATCTACTAGTTCATCGAAATAGTCTGCTTTCGGCTTCATTATGGTATTTTCAACGGAAAGTACAGCTTTTTCAGCTTCCAAGTTTTTAATGACTGCTTCTTTTTCTTTCAGTTGATTACCAGCCATAAGGAGCAAGTCTGCTAAGGCTTGTTTGTTGTGTGTGATATTATAAGCCACTTGGTCGGTCATATAAGCGCCATGCTTACGAATAGAGGGCAAAACTTCGCTAGTGACCCAATCAGCAAATTTCTCTGCTTCTGGTTTGCGAGATTGAAAAACAAGTTTATAGAAATTCGCTTCGTTGATGAAGTTGGCTTGTTGAGTTCGTCCTAGACTGTCGGTGAGGTCGGTAGTAACGACCCCATCCTTATTTAGCCGTTTTAGTGCGTCATTGTGATTTTTAATTTCCAAAACCTGACAGCAATCTTTCAAATTAAAATAAACTTCTTGATTAACTTCTGTCGTTCTCACTTCTCCGAATTGTTCGTTTTTAAAAATTTGTAGTTCCATTTTTATGCTCCTAGTTAAAAATTTTACTTCCTAAGATTTCTGCTTTATCTGTTGAGTTCATCAAAATAAAAGCAATTTCATCTAGTGTTGCATGAAGTAAACCGAATTGTTCATTAAAAGTATCAAAGAACTTTTTAGACATCTCTTTAAAAGCTGTCTCATCCTTAAGTTGAACCCAAGCCAAGGTTTCTGTCATATTGGTTGCCATTTCAACCGTTCTTCGAATATCTGCAAGCTCGTAGCCTAGCTGAGTCAATTGTTCTTCTGTTAATTCAATTTTTGCCATGATAAAAACTCCTTTGCGGTATGACAAAGAAGCTCTTTTCTGATATAATGATTTCAGAAAGAGTTTCTTTCGAGTGATAACGTATAATCTCAACTTTGGCGAGGGAGGATTATGCGTTATTTTGTTTTCTCAGACTTAACAAGTTCAATCCCACGCATGACTACTTCAGTTTTGGTCATGCTTTTTTGTTTAGCAACCTGTTCAAGATTACTGAACTCTTCCTCAGTCAATCTCATTCTAAATTGACGAGATTTAGGATTTTCACTCTTAGGTCTTCCAGTCCGTGGACTCATTTCATCACCTACTTTCTGTTGCCACAACTATATAATATAATAGTGGTCACAAAAAGTCAAGCGATTTTTAAAACTTTTTTTGCCATAATAAAAACACTCCTTCGTGTATCTTGAAAAGAGCGTCCCAGCATGATATAATATTTCATGCAGAAACACTTCTGTGATGATAGCTTAGAACCGACTGTTTGGCGATAGGGGTTCTAGGCTATTTTTTTATTTCGTTGTAGACCTTTTCTAGTCCCAGCATTAAAATTTCCGTCTTCGTCTTTCCTGTTTGTTCAGCACAATACTCTAACATTGCTACTTCTTCATCAGTCATACGAAGTCTTGTATTATTTCTGCGAGGATTTTCACTTTTCGGTCTTCCGACTTTTGCTACCATGTCATCACCTCTTTTCTTGGTAACACAATTATTATATAACCGTGTTACCAAAAAGTCAAGAGGTTTTTTGAAAAAAATTAAAAATAAGAAAAGCACTTAGATTTCGATGCGGTTAGATTTTATCAAAAAAAGCATCTATGCTTGTACATAGATGCTAATTAGAGCAGTGGGCGGTGTGTCTGTCCCGCCATCTCTTCTACCTCATGGGTGCGTAGGAACACTAAATCTCTACTTCACCACTTCTAATTGCTCTAATTATAACATATCATCTCGTTTAAGTAAAGCAGTGTTCTTTTTTAAAGCGTTCTTTCCAATCTTCCATGTCTTTATTCCTTTCTGAGTACAAAAAAGCACTAAACGATTGTTCAGTGCACAGATAGGCAGGACTGTCGGAGCTCCTGCATTTCTCGACCCACTATAAGTGGCGCGTTGGTGACAGATTCTCAACCTCTATCTTTACCAAGAGTATAGCATTATTTTCCCTTTTTGTAAAGCGTCGACATATTTTTTTCATTCTTTTTAACTTGACGAATCCCCACCTTGTTAAAGTGAATGACTAGCATTTCATCTCGTGGCACCATCACTTCCATGATAATACCTCAACACTTTATCCAAAACCGTAAGAAAATTTATCTGGCAACTCTTTACCCAGCTTAATACTTTTAGTTAAAGTATCTTTTACAAACGAAGCGAATTGTCCTAAATCATCTCCTGTGTAGCTATATTTTAAAGTTGTTTTATCAACTGTTGCGATACCTTGGCATTCTCCACTAACGGCAGAATATTGTCTCATAGCAGTACCATCTTCTATTTTACGCATAGTAATAATTTGTTTATCAATCTTCGCCATTTTCGCTTGCCTCCTGATAATTAAATTTTAGGTTAGCTCTTTTATGAGCTTCGTCATAATCCATTTTTAACTGATTCATGTAGTATGATTCAAGGCTTTCGTGCTGTAGCATCAATATATCGTATTCCTTTGGATTACCCAAGTACAATCTTTGAAAACTTTGAGCCATGTCATAGTGCGGATAAAAGTTCATCATCCTCTCTTCAAAAGCTTCAAAATCCCACAACAAATACTGGTTATCCAAAATATGTTCCAATGCTTTTGATACTGTAGAATGAGGAAGGTTACTACTTTTCACCATTTTTTCTACAACATCTGCACGATTAGAATTTTTCAGTTGCTCATAGTATTTTATCGCAAAATCACTTTTTTGCTTTTCTACATCTCCACGAGCCTCACTTATTGAACCACTAGAGACTAAAGAGTCCAACTTATCCATACCCCGATTATACACCTTTTCCCCGTCTTTCGCAACATACTTGCTAGATTGGTTTTTATTATTCATATCAGCATGTAAAAACTCTTCATCTCTACCTGAGTGCTTTGTACCTTTCCTGAAAACAGGCACTGTCGTACACCGACAATTCGGATGAAATGGTGGTGCGTTTAAAGCTGGAACTAAGTCAGATACTTTTGCAGTCTTGCCGTTAAATGGTTGGCAGATTTTACACGCTTTTAATTCAGTCATGACTTCGAACCATTCAACGCCATTTGCCTCATAGTTAGCTTTCTGTGCCTCTGAATACACTCTGGCCGATTCTGTCACCGCTAACCGTCTAGCGTAGCCATAAGAAACATCGAACTCTTTACGCAGCTGATTGATTAAAAGATTTGTGCCTTTCCCTCTCAAAACAGTGTCGGCAACACCTTTTTTGACGATTTCTCGCAATTCATTCTGTCTTGTCCAATGTCTGCCTGGCCAAGTAGCGCCATTAAAATTAGCGTATACAATCGTGTCTGTTGACACTTTTGAAGCTTCAAAACTCCCGAGTGTCATATTCAAAACACCAGCTGAAAACAAATTCTCTCGTCTAATTGATTCAGTCAAGTGCTTATCAATGATTTCAAACTCATTCAAAGCCAAATCATATTGATGTAGCTTGATATTCGCTTGCAAAACTTCAAGACGACTTGTCTTCATCTTCAAGTTATACAATCTCATCAAGTCGTTTTCTGCCTTCGTAAAATCCTCGCTCGTTACTTTCTGGCCACGCTGTCTTAAACGATTAGCACGTTCAACTAACTGCCTAGCCTTAAACTCAACATTGACCATATCGAGCCTATCTGCTCGTTGTTTAGCTTCTAGCTTCGTGATACCCTCTTTATCAGCATATCTTTGCCAAAAGCTATCAATTTCCTTTTGAATATCATTAGCGTGTTGTTGATAGACACCGTGCAGTTGATAAGCTACTCTCTTATCTGCTAGTTCCCTAGCCTTTTCTTCAGCTCGGTACCTATCTTCCCAATACTTACTGGTCAACATCTGCTATAACTTTCTGGCTTTCATCTATTTCAGCGTCTGAGTAGATTTTTTGTTTTTCCAAACGAGTCTCAAGGTCGCCCATGGCTTCCTCTTCTTTCTCCATTCTTTCGATTTCTTTCTGCGGATCATCGATGATAGACAGGACAGATAGCTTGGTTTCTTCAGATACCTGACCAGATAACTGTCCGACAATCTGCGCTTCTTCAAGAATGTTTCTTGGTACGTTTCTAGTGAATGTATAAGTCAAACCAGACCATGCATCCTCGTATACAGTAGTCAAAGGCACGCTGAACACAATCTGATACAAGCGATTGAATGCAGATTGTAGCTTTCTGTCTTTCATGCGTGCCAAGTTGTCCATCGCCTGCAATTTAAAAGCAAGAGCAGTACCAGATGAATTTCCAAATTCTGCTTCAGACATATTAGCAACCATAGAAATAGCAAAAATAGACTCTTTCAACAAGCTTATAAGATTCTCTTGAGTCGTGTCTGAACTTGGCTTCTCAAGGAAATTGACTTCAGGCAAAGGTCCGTCACCGTTTTTCCAAAGATTGAAAATCCTATTCTCTCTAATTTGACTTGCATCTTCATCTTGTAGTTCAACACCCAGAACTTTCAAATAAGCGTCTGCGAAATAATCCACATCATTCGCTTTCTCACTTGCAGCCTTATTTAAAGCATTAATTAAGGTCTTTACGCTTTCAAAAATACTTTGTCGTTCTTCATTCTCAATCAATTCAACAACTGGAATAGAACTATAGATGTGCTGAGTACGCTCACCAAATCTTACGGATCCACCAGTTGAAAAAGTAGCGTCAATTATTTCATCATTCGTGATAACCTGACCAATACCAGTGTTGTTATTCTCGTTGAAAGTATATCTAACTGCGAATAACGGGCGTTCTTCAATGCTGTTATCATGGACGATGAACATATTGATTGGACTGTTGTAAGTCGCTCTGGTCTGCTTGTATTCGTCTTGATAAACATAGATAAACGCATGACCGAAAATACTTGAAATCTTAGCAAGTTCAAACTCTGAATCTTCCATGTCGTTAATTTTACGAAAATCAGCAACAAACTTGTTCACATTTTCATCTTCGTGCTTGATTTTAACAGGAACACCGATTTGATATCCTGTAAACGTATCGACAATGTACTTGGCGTAATTAAAAACCAGACGATTATCTGGCTTCCAACTATCTTTTTTAATCATCTTCAAGACTTCATGTTGCGAGAGATACATATCCTCACTCTCAACATAGTTCTTGACTAACTTGCTCATGTGAAGCCTAATCGCTTCAGTAACGACTTCTTCAGCCACTTCATCACTTGTTGTCGTTATGACTTTTCGTTTATTAACAAAAACTTTTGCCAATTTTAAAAGCCTCCTTTGAATAGTTTGATTTTAGGTTGACTGCCATCGATACATTGAAGGCTATATCTTAAAGCGTCCATCAAGTGGTTGTTTTTATCCTCTGGTTTATTCAACCAATTGCCTTCTTTATCTCGCTGGTAGCAATAACTGTAAAATTCATCCATGATGTTTTTACAGCTTGGATGCACATAAATAGCGTATCCTTGCAATTTGGACACGCCTGCCATAATACTATCTTTACCTTTGCGGCTCTTAAATATCCGTGGTATGTCATGCTCTGACCTCAGTTCCTCAATCAATCTGGATTCTGAACAGTCAGCTATAATATGAGAACGTTGATAACCTTTATCTTTTATCATTTTTGCAACTTCTCGTGTTATCAAACCAATCTGATAAGATTCATCAAAAATATAAATCTCTTTCGTCGTATCATTTATGAGTGAGCAACACAAAGCAGTTGGATCGTGAGTAAAACCGAAGTCAAGACCGATACATAATTTATTAGCTGAATCTCGTAGTAATTCATCCTTATCGAAATCCTTGACAGTCACGTTCTCGTAGATTAAACCTTCAGCAACTCCCCACTCGCCATCACACACGATTCTAGCACGTCTAGGGTTCGTATGATACAAATCCTCGTAGCGTTTGATATCCACTTCATCCAGCCACTCGTTGCATTTATAAGTAGTCGTAGCAGCGAATGTGTCAGCCCGTCTCGTCTCTTCATCAAAGAACACACGCTTGAGCCAATGTCTCTCATTCCATGGGTTAAATGTGACCGTGATTTGTTTAAAGAAATCAGGTACGTCTAAGCTACCACGGATTGATTCAACAACCGTACTGAACTTATCTTCAGTTTCGATTTGATACGCTTCCTCGAACCATGCCCAACAAAGACTACCAACATCGACCGTGATAGATGTGATTTTTAGTTCATCATCCAGACCACGGAACAAAATCTTTTGCCCGGTTTTTTTGACAGTTATTTCGGGTAAGGACTCATTAAATTTAAATAAATGAGTCACACCTAATACATTACACGCCCACTTAAAATCCGTATAAGTCGATTGTTTGTTCGTATTCGAATATCTACGAATAACAAGTAAGTTAGCCCAGGGATATTTTAAAAGACGGATAACATAATTCAAAGCGGTTGTCTTGGACTTCTTCGAACCACGGGAACCTTTGACTACACGATAAAGATTTCTTGATCGCCAGAACTGACCGTATCCACCGCCCACTGTCTTAGGTAGGTCAACAACAATATCGTTCTGTTTAATCTGGTATGTCTGACTCATTCGCAAACACCACCGTTCCAGAAACGTCTGCCTCTACTTTGTCTGTCCACATCTTATGTCGTTTACCTAACAATTCAAGAGCTTTATTCCTATCGCTGTTCTTTGTTGGGTATTCGACAAGTTGAGGGATTTCATTATAGATTTTTACAGACTTACCAGTCACGGGATCCGTCATCAACTCAGCTACTTTTGTCATGACTACTGTTGTTTCTTTCGCTTGTCCCGACGCGATTTCTGACAGCATCACAAGAATTTGTTTTTGAGTTAAGATTTTTTCATCTTGCAACTTCTCCATTCGATTTTTGATGTAATCAGAAATTCCGACATTATCCAACAATTCAGAAGATCTTGCTTTAGCATATTTCTCACTATATCCTGCTTTTAAAGCTGATTGATAAGCATTGCCTGAGATGATGTACTCATCTGCAAATCTCTTTTGCTTTATTCTCAATCCACTCAATTTTCCATCACCTCCTTTCAAAAATAAAAAGCCACACGATGTGTGACCTTCTTGCAAGACGACTACTACCTTGCGTGTTAATTAGTAATCAATTTGAAAGTTTTCCTTTTTTTATTTTTTTGTAGTCATTACAACCTCTGAGGGAATCAAACCCTCTAGCTTATAACTTATCCGGAATATAATTAGCTACGCAATCATGCAAGGTCCAGTCGATAAGCCGACCTTCTAATAAGTTAATGAGTGATATGTGAATTCTAAACCTACTGCCTACCCCATTCTGGGACACAAACACTCAATGGAGAGTGTGGGATTTGAACCCACGGACCGCACATAGGCGACCACCCGTCTAGCAAACGGGCGCATTCAACCTGACTCTGCCAACTCTCCATGTTAAGGGAAGACTTACTGCCTTACCCTTAATTCTTGATACTACCATTTTAACAGATTTTAGACTTCATGCCTGTACCATTACTATCATTTACTATCATTTACTATCAATTCCGTAAGAATGACATCAAGTTCATTTACTGCCTGTTTCTTCAAGCGATAATAAGTAGGAGAGCTCATGCCTCCCATGCTGTCACAGATGTCATCAACATACATTTTATTGATGTAGGTCATCCTCAATACTGTTCTATATTTCGGATTTTTCAGCTTGTTAATCAATCTGCCAAGCTCAAGTTTCCTATTGATAACCTCTTTAGTATCCTGCTCTATAGCCTCTTTCATCACTACCAGCTGTGTATAGACATCATCAACTTTTCTGGTCTGGCCACCTTGGGCTTTGACATCAGTCCACTTTGGACTTGAGAGCAAACCTGCCTCAAGCTCATTGATTTCATCTATACGGCTTTGGATGTCCATGTCTAGATCCTGCAGCTCTTTCAAGAGCTCTTTAGCCTTGTTCACTCTCTGTCTCCTTTGTGATATAATAATAGTGTGTTAATTATAGCTGAGGCAGAGAGTGTCTTGGCTTTTTTATCGCACAAATTCGTTGACCAGATCGCTGATAAGAAACTTCCAATCAGATTCTCTAAAGGTCAAAAAACGATCTGCGGTCAAATTTCTAATCCTTCTATAAAAGAGTATCTTTAGTTGGATTGATTCGCCAACAGTAAGGAAGACATCAGGGAAACGATGCACTGAATGTACTCTATTTCCATATCCAGAAATATCTAAATATATTACCATTTCTGGATACGAACGCCCAAAATTAGCTTCAACTCCGAGATCAACTTTGACCTCTTCTACAATTGGAATCTCGTTAAAAATTGGTCGTGCAGAAAACATTAACGACGAAGTATCTTGCCTTTTTCTTCTTCCTGAATATGGATATTTACAAGGTCTCATTCCTTATCCTCCAAAAGTTCTGAATTTTCATAAATGTTGCCTATAATTTCATTTTCGTCAGTCTCTGACCACAGTTTGCTAGCTAATTGCTCGCAATCGTTCATAATCAACCAAGTGCCCTCAATCATGGTTACAACACCTGTGATTGTTTCATTTTCCGTTGTTGGCTGGGTTCGTACTTGTCTTACTACATCCCCCTCAAAGATTTCCTTACCGTTCTTGTCTTTGAGTCCTGTTGATTGCATGAGGATAACGTCTTTAAAATCAAAACAATCGCTTTCGCAAATTCCACCCCAGCATAGGTCTATTTCATTTATGTAAAATCGAATCGACTCTATATAATCAGCAAAACAATTTTCTGTTTTTATCCACGCTCTATATCTTGGTATCATCCTAAATCCTCCTCTTTTACGAACGAACCATCAATCCAACGACCTTTTCGGTCTTTGATTTCTTGGTAAGCCAGTTCAAAACATTCCTCGAAGCTATAACCAAGTGCATTGCTGATTGATTTTAGATGACCGATTGAATGCGCTAAATTATATCGACACATTTTCTTGCCGATTAAATCCTGCCTCAATTGAAAACTACTAATCTCAGCACTTAACCATTTAAAGGAATCCATCACATCTTCATTTTCGATGAAACTTACTTCCTCAAAAATCTCCTGCACATCCGCTTTTATGAGCAACGCCAGACCAACAATCACGACTGCACAATCTCCAATGCTGTCCTTGGTTAGCTTCTCATTCTTCTTGAGATAGCCTGCGCATAGTTCTCCAAATTCCTCAATGAGTTTCAAAGATTGTTTGTCTAACCGTCCACCGTTCTCTAAATCACGGTCAATAAACCATTGTTTGACTTTTTCTAGTGTGTTCATGATAGCCCCTTTCTATTTGTTATACAAGGTTACATTACTTGAGTGAGTGTAATATACCTCTCCATTTTCAAAAGTAACGCGAATACTATCTTGCTGGTCATATTTTGCCCATTCCTTGACTTTGCCTTCGATAATTTGCCCATCAACTAGTTTTACTTTTGCATATTTGAAAGTAAAGATTGTTCCTAAAATATCCTTATTCCCACACCCTACAAGACTAATAAAAGACAAACTGATTAAAATTGTAGTAACTAATTTTTTCTTCATATTTTTACCTCATCCCCAACTTTCACTTTATCGTACACTTCCTTCGTAACCACGAACACCCCGTAATCACGTATCGTAAGCGTGTACAGCTTGCCGTGTCGTCCTTTCTCGACGACCTTACCGAATATCTCAGCGCCTGCGTTATCTGCCTTGTAGATAACCATCGGCTTCTTCTCTTCCAAATCTCGAATCCTGTCCATCTGCCAGATGTTTAATCCAGCAGATA